GTCCTCGATCTGCAGCATGTTGAGGGTGTCGGCCGATGCTCGGCTCTGCTCGGTGACCACCGGGCGCACAAAATGCAGCTTGACGATGCGCGTCATGATTGCCTCAGACGCCACCACGCTGGCGTTCTGGCTGATGCAGATACTGCCCCGGAACGGCGGTTCATAGGTTTCATTACCGCCGGTTTTCTGGCCCCTGGTGCGCAGGGTGCCGCCCCCGAAAAAGTCTTTCAGCTCGTCCCAATCAAACGACTTGGCGTGGGCCTTGTCTGGGTCGCTGCGGTCGCCTTCCAGCAACACCACCGGCATGCCCGACACTTGCCCCATGGCGCGGGAGCGGCCCGCGACTGACGACTTGCTCGGGTCGAAGCCCTCATAGTCGCGGCCAAGCAGCTTCCAGAGAAACTGCAGCAGGGTGGATTTGCCCGCGCCGGCCTCGCCGGTGGCTTCCAAAAAGGGAAACGATGCATAGCGCTCGCGGATCTGCTCGACGAAGAGCGAGCCAGTCCAGAACGCCAGGGCAATCACGCCCTGGGCGCCAAAGCACGTCCACAGGTGGCCGAACCAATCGGCCTTGTAGGTGGCTTCGTTGGTGCTGGCTTGAATCGGAATGGTCTTGAGCAGGCTTTTCAGGCGCAGTTTGCCAAACTCGAAAAAGTCTTCGTTGTTGGCTTTGAACAGCTGGCCGTCCTTGACTGCCAGATCCCCCAGCAGATAGGCCTGGTATTCCTTGCTGTAGCCGATGTAGTCGATGGTTTGGACGGTCTTAATGTTGTACAGCTGATCCTGCATGATGCGTTGCAGCTGCAGTGGGCTGCCGGTGAACATAGCCCCGGCCGCCACACTCAACAGCCGCTTGGTGAACTCGCCCACCGCCGCCACCTGGGCGCCGGTGAAGGTGTTTTTCACGCTGCCGCCGTCGTGCGGGAAATCCACTCGGAAGTAGTACCAGGACTCGTCCGTCACTTCGTTGCGTTGGAAGTACAGAGCGCGCGGGCTGCAGTTGGCGATCTGCACCACCCCGCCGGACTGTTCCAGGGCCCGTTCGCGCAGCTGGTCGCTGTTCTCCACGCGGATGTTTGGGTCTTCGGAATTTTGCAGATCCTCCATCGCCTTGTTGTACTTGCCTAGATCCAGCTTGAACCAGTACATGCGATTGTCGTAGGTGAAATAGAACTCGTGCTGCTCGCGCCAGGTGTACATAAGCAGCCCTTTCTCACTGGCGTTTTTGGCCAGCAGCAGGTTGCCGTGGTAGCGGTATTCCTCCAGGTGCTTTTTCTCCAGCCGCTTGGCCAGCCAGAGGTCATTCCAATCGCGCTTTTCTTCGCTGAATGGGATCTGCGCCGCAACGCAGCTCCAGCCGTCTGCCTCGGCCTGCGCTGCCCACTTCTTGGTGTACCGCTGCCCGGCCTTGTCGCCGTCCAGTGCCCACACCAGTTCCGGCCAGCGCTTGCCATTGGCGGCGCATTGCTCTGCCAGCGCGGCCAGCTCGGTGCCTGGGTAGTTGTTGCAGCTCATGATTGACACGGCACTGATACCGGCATGCAACAGGGCGATGGCGTCGAAAATGCCCTCAACGATCCACAGCTGTTTGACCTCCATCAGGTCAATGCACGGCGGGATCCACCAGCGGCCCTGATAGTCAGAACCGAATTTGAACATGGCCTTTTTCTTGCCAAAGCGCGCCGGCCGGTCGATCAGCCGTTCCCAATGGCCACCGCCGGGCAGCGGGAATCGCACCGTTTCGGATGCAATGCCCAGCTTGCGGTCGTGGTATGTCTCCTGGGTGTACCAGCCCTTGATCATCACCGGGTCAAAGCCGCGGGCAAATTCCAGGTAGGCGCGGGCAGCGGCTACCGGGTCAGCCTCTGTGCGCTGATAGCGCTCTGACCAGTCGTCGAACAGGTCGCGGTATTCCTCCTTGATGTAGATGCTGGCCCCGCACTTATCCAGGCGCCCGCAATACAGCACCCAAGGGGCATCGGCGTTGGTGTACAGCTCCTTTTGATTGCAGGCAGGACACTTGCCACCCTGCAACCATTTGCCCTTCTGTTTGTTCAGGTCAAAGTCGTTGCCGATCCGCTGGCGAATCTCTTTAAAGAGGTCGTAATTCATTGGGTAACTCGGTCTGTCTGAGCGTCTGAGCCGAGGGCTAGGGTCAGTGCGCCCATCAGTTTTTTATTCGCCGCCATGTCTGGGCAGTGAGCCAGAATGCTGCCGTGGCGCAGGCCGTGCGGAACCAGCCGGTAACGGTCTTTGTGGAATTCATCCTGCAGACGCATCCGGTACTGTTGGCGCGTCGCCTGCAGCAGCGCGTCAACCTGTTGCGGGGTCAGTTCCAGTTCAATGCGCATGGCGGCGGCCTCGATCAGTGGACGACGTGCAGCGCTGGGGCGCGGCGAGGGAGCATCACCTGCCGGATCAGCTCAACCGGAATGGCATACACCATGCCGCTGCGGCTATCGCGCAGCATGACCAGCTCGCTGGTGCTGCTGGACAGATCCGCGAACACCTGCGAGTGGTGCACCCGTTGGGCATACGCCTGAGCGGCGGCGTTCTCTGCCTGCTGCCGGGTGATCCCCTGCACCGATATATGCAGATGGTTGGCGGTGGAATGCACCTGGGCACTTGCACCCATGCCCAGCGGCAGCTCGCGGATGTACGCCAGAGCCTTACCGGCCAGCAACTTGCTGGTGTGGGCGTCCGTCATCGCCTGGGCGGTGACGTTCTCTGCCTCTGCCTGGCTGGCACCAAACACCCGCTGCAGGTGATCAACCGTGCGCAGGAATAACCCTTCATCGTTGCCCAGGTGCTCGCCAGCGTGGCGTTGCAGGAAGCCAGCGGCGGCCGCCTGCAGGGTTTCTTTGTTGTTATGCATGGCTGCTTTCCTCTGTGTCGAACAGGTCAATTTGATCGGTGTCTGGCTGCGAGAAGCGCAACGCCTGCATGCGCTCGGCATGCGGCGCTAGCGGTAGCTTTATCAGTGGCTGTTCAAGCCCGGACGGGCTGAGCTGAAACTCAATGGTCTGCGAGCCCGAAAACTTGGCACCGCACACCAGGCTGGTGCACTCGTAATACACAGTCCGAAAACAGGGGGTTTGCCCCTCTGACGTGCGGATTCTCAGCCTGCTGCGGCAGGCTGGGCACACTTGGTTGTAGGTGCTCACTGGTCGTTGCTCCGTACCTGGTAAAGCGCCCGACCTCTGCCACTGGTTCGCTTGGCAGCCTTGCGCAGCGCCGATTTAGCCAGCCATTCGGCGGCTTGCTCGACAGTCTCCAGGCCCTGGTGCTGTCGCACCTTTTCCAGCATTGCCAGTTGGTCATTGGACAGGGTGATTTGATGATTCGGCATCTTTTCGTCTGACGTTTGTTGGCTTCGATCAGGCCTGGCGCTGTACGACACTGGAATCAGTGCCGAGCACAGCCACTGCCTCGCGCATTACCAGCTCACGCACCAACGCGCCGAGTTGGTCGCCCTGGTAGTCGGCCAGCGCCCGTATCAGGGCGTGTTCGTAGTCGTCCAGGCGGATGGTCAGGCGGTTGTCACGCACTCGTTTAGGGTCGGCGTACATGGCGGCAATCCTCACTGCAAAGTGATCTGATCTGGCTCAGGCGCTTTCACGACTCCTGCGCACCGGCATCGGTAGCGGCTTGGTGCTGCTGCATGCCTTGAACAATGAGCAGGCGCGCGGTGGCAGACAGCGAGCGCATTTCCTGGGAAGCGATGCGCTCTAGCTGGCGGCGCTCTAGCTGGGTGAGGTGGGTCATCAGGGGCTTGTTGCAGCCCTTTGGAGACGGGGAGCGGCTAATGGGCTCGACGGTGGTGCTGGCTTTGCTCATGGCTTACTATCTCTTTCAGTGTGTAAGACGCTTGAAGGGGTGTAGGTGCGCGTCGGTGCCGCCTGGTTTAGGCGATGCATTGCTATGCATGGGGCTCTCTCCTTTGGGGTATTGGGTGGCGTTGCCGCGCCGAACCAATACAAAGTCATTAACTGTGTAAGACAAATATAGGACATATATGCACCATGGGCAACACTGATCAGACAGATTTGTCCATTCGACTGCGCATAGAGCGGCTTAGCCTGCAGCTCAGTCAGTTCGACGTAGCGGATTTATTGGGGGTAAGCCAAAAGACGGTTGCCCGTTGGGAGAAGGAAACATCAATACCCAGCGACAAGCTCCAACTGCTGCATGGGCATGGGTTTGATGTGATGTACATACTCACAGGGCAACGAATGCCGAGTCCCGTGGATGGACTCAGCGAGCGAGAGTCGATCTTGCTTAGCCGTTACCGCCAGCTGCGTGAGGATCTGCGCGTTTCTTTGGAACTGGTGACTGAGTCCATGGCTGCCGGTCAAAGCACAGAATCAGCAAAACCAATGAAAGTATTGAAGGGATAAATTCACACAAGGAGCGCCATTCATGGCAATGACGAAGTGCAAAGAATGCGGACAGGAAGTCTCAACCAAGGCAAAAAAGTGCCCTAGCTGCGGCGTAGACAACCCCGGTGTTACCGCCAAAGATCAATTGATTGGGGTCGTCATCCTGTTCGTCATTATTGGGGCAGTAGTGACGATGTGCAGCAGCGGCGATGACGACGCGCCGGAAGCGGCCGCCCCTCCGAGGGTCGATGACGCAACCTGCATGAAAGACCTGCAATGCTGGGGCGACCGCCACACTGGTGCCGCTGGCGTTTACTGTGACGACAAAGTCGAGTCTTTGGCGAGCTACAGCGCGCGCTGGACTGACGGCATGCTGGAACCCAAATTCAGCCACTTCCGTTGGCTAAACAAAGATCAAGGCACCCTCACCTTTATTGGCGACAAAATCGAGCTGCAGAACGGTTTTGGTGCCTGGCAAAACCACATCTACGAATGTGATTACAACCCTGCAACGAAGCAGGTGATGGACGTTCGTGCGCGTCCTGGCAGGCTGTGAACTGCCAACCCATAGACCATTAACAACGGAGCTAGCAGCAAACATGACTGACAAGAAAAAGCCATCCGACAGCGGGCGCACAAATCCTGGCAGCGGTAGCAACCGCCAAGACTCAAATGGTGGTATCGCTCATGACAGCGGCAAGGGACGGGTGAATACTAATGACAACACTATATCCGAAGCACGCCCAACTCCCAGGCCGAGAAAATGACCGACACAGCCCTCGAAGATGAAATTTTTGATCTTCGCTTCTACTTACAGCGGTGCGTTCGTTACCACATGCGGCGAGCCTCGTTTTTCACCAAGTGGCAGCGTTGCACTTCATTCATCGGGGTGCTGTTCGGATCTGCGGCTCTTGCCGTGCTCATTGACAAGGTGCCCGACTGGATCGGCCTAGCCGCTGCTTTTCTGGTTACGGTTGTTTCCGCCCTGGATCTAGTCGTTGGCACCGGGCAGCATGCGTGGATTCATAACGACTTGCGCAAACGTTTTTTGGAACTGGAGGGGCGCCTGTCTTCAGAGAATCACACCCGCGAACTGGTCGCCGAGCTGAACGGTTTGGTGAGGCGCATCGAAGCGGATGAACCGCCGGCGCGGGAACTGCTGAACTTGCTGGCCCGAAACGATGTAATTCGATCTTGGTTCCCAAAAGAAAGGGCAGACAAGGAAGTATCAGACATCGGTTGGTTCAAGCGTTCCTCTGCCAATTTCATTGACTGGGACATCGACAAGTACTGAATAATTTTTTTACTGCCAACATCTGTCCTATTAAATGGCCATCACGGCCAGTCTAACCATGACAATTTCCCTGGGGTGTGTGGTCGGTTCCAAGGTGGCACCGGGCACCCCAAAGGAGATGCACCGCATGGAAAAACAACGGCAGAGCCAGCCAATACCGCCAGCGCTTGAGCAGCGCGAAATAGCACTACTGACTGCATTTCGTGGCCTCAATACTCATCAGCAAAGAGCCTTGCTGAATATTGCGCGGGGAATGGCCAGGCTACCTGAGTAGGCGGAAGAGGCACTGCCAAAGGCGGTGCCCAAAACTGCCATTAGCCGTTCTGGCTGAGGCGTTCAAACTCTCGATTGACAGCGCGTTCTGCGCTCGCCTTGCTGGCGTACAAGTGCACCAGGCGCTTGGGGTTGCCCTGCTCGCCCTCGGTGACGGGCTGCTGGGTGCCCTCCTCCGCGCGATACCACGCCACCACCCCGGTGTACCCACCCTTCCCCAGTGCCGCCAGATCATCATCGCTGGCCAGCTGCTGTTCCAGCTCCAGGCTGTTGATGTAGCCGCTGTCGTTCAGGGTGTGAATAACCCGGCTACAAAGCCACACCACGTCGCTGATCTGCTGCTTGATGCCGCGCAGGCTGTAGGTCATTTCGGGCAGCAGATCGGGGCGGCCACGGGCCAACGTATACGACAGGGTGGCGGATCCGCGCTGCAGGCGTTGCCACTCACTGCGGGCGGCCTGCAGGGCGCTGTCTTGGTCTGCTGCGATGTGGCGCAGGGTTTTGAGGTTGTCCTCGGTGCCGATGATCGCTTCCAGCCGCTCGGCGCTGTTGGGGTTGTAGTAATACACCCTCACGCCGGTGTAGCTGTTGCGGTCTGCCGTCAGCCAGCGGTGCCCGTCGCCATCTGAGCGCGTGAGGTTGATGTGCGGTAGGGCCAGGCCGCTGGCGGTTTTGCTGGCCCCAACGGGCAGCAGCAGCAAGCGGCCAGCTTTCACGCTGGCAATGGCGTCATGCTCGGTGGCCAGCCGGGTGAGCAGGTTGGCGTCTGATTCGTTGGCCTGATCCTGGTGCGCCAGGCCGACCGCGCCCAGCACCAGGTCAATGACCGGCTGCAGGCTGTAGGCCTGGGCAATGGTGCGCACCACGTCTGCCAGGGTGACGCCGTGCCAGCTGCGTTCGCGCTTGCGGGTGAAGCCTTCGCGCAGATCCGCCGAGCGGGCGCGCAGGGTGAGCACGTCGGGGGTGCCGCTGTGCTCGGTTTCGTCCACGGTGTAGGTGCCTTTGTTGACCAGGCCGGTGTCGCTCCAGCCCAGCCACAGGTTGATGATGGCGCCACGCGGCGGGATGCTGAGGCGCCCGTCATGATCAGACAGGCTGATGTCGAGCTGGTCGGCCTCCAGGCCTCGGTTGTCGGTCAGCGTCAGGCTAATCAGGCGGTTGTTGACCTTGGGGGTGATGTCTACACCATCCACCGCCAGGCGGAAGACAGGGGCCGGGTGCCGTGGGGTGGTAATCATCTGATGATGTCCAGCACGGTGCCAAGCAGGCTGCCCAGCAGCTCGATCTGGCTGTCGTCGGCGCGCTGCAGGGTGAGGTTGAACTCAATGCGGCGCGGGGCCCCATCTTTAAAAAACAGGGTGGCGGTTTCGCTGATGCTCTCGATAGCCCAGGCGCCGTAAATGCGCCCGGTGCCCTCCACCAGTGGCCAAGCCTTGCCGGTGTCTGCCATCAGGCGCAGGGCGTCGAGCGACAGCCGTTCGCCGGCTATCTCGGGCACGATCAGGCCAGACAGCGTGATGGTGTCGTCGCCTTTGCCAACGAACTGCCGTGCCGGCGCCGCGCCCACCCTGGCGCTGCCGGGGTGGCGCCAGTTGGTCTGCCGTTGAAAGTCTTGATAGGCGGCGGTGTGCAGGCTGAACACATACAGCCCCAGGGCCATCATCATGGTGTTTGCCTCATTCGGTATCTGACAGAGCTGAACGGATCCGCGCGGCCTTGTGGCGCTCGCGCTGATCCAGCAGGCGGTTGAATAGCTGCTCGATCTGGGCCAGATCGGCACCGGCCGGGGCGGTCAGCTGGATGTGCAGGGTGTCGCCCTGGACAATGACCGACGGGCCACCGCCGGCTCCGATCGGGGCCCGATCGTCAACGGCAATGGCCTGCCCTGCCCCGCCGATGCCCAGCGCCAACGCGCCAGCCTTGACCATGGCCTGCCCTGCGCCCAGCACCGCGCTGAGCGGGCCGCCCTGGCTGCGCTGCAGGCCACGTTCCAGCCCTGCCATGGTGTCGTCACCCAGCCCGGCAAAAACGCGGCTTGGTGAGTGAATGCCGAGCTTTTCTTTAAACCAGCCGACCATCTGTTCACCAGCGCCGGTGATGGCTGATTTAACCGCCCCCAGCCCGTTGGTGATGCCGTTGACCAGGCCGGCCAGCATCTGGCGGCCGTAGTCGGTGAAGCGCTCGGGCATTTCCACCCCGAAATAGCGCATCACGGCAGAGAAGGCGCGATAGAACAGCCCGACCGGGGAAAAGTTGACGATCAGCTCGGCGATGCCGGCAAAGCCGCCATTAAACCCGGCTTTAATCTCTGCCCACAGGCCTTTGAAGTAGGGGACGATTTTGTCCCAATGCTTGTAAATCAGGTAGGCGCCCAGGGCGATGGCGGTGATTGCCAGGCCAATGGGGTTAAGCATCAGCGCGCGGCCAAGCCACAGCACAGCGCGGCCCGCCACACTGAGCGCCCCGCCCAGGCCTTTGATGATGCCGATGGCCGATGCGCCCTTGACGCCCAGGAAGGTGAGCCCATAGCGCAGCATGGCAAACGGGCCAATCACTGAGGCGAGCCCCAGCGTCAGCGCGCCCATGCCGGCCACCAGCCCGGCAGTGATGGCGGCGGCCTTGATCAGCCCGCCGGCCAGCTCGGGGTTGTCTGCCATCCACTGTTTGACCTTGCCAATCACGGCGGTCAGGTTCTGCACCAGCTCGCGCAGCGCACTGTTCTGCCCGTCCATGGCTTCAATGCCCAGGTCTTGCCAAGCGCTACCCAGGGCGGACAGATCGCCGCGCAGGTTGTCTGCCATCACGCCGGCGGTGCGGTCGGCTTCGCCCCGCGCTTCGCGCAGGGTGGCAATGAAGCCCTGCAGCTCGCCGGATCCGGCCTGATTGACCAGGTAGGTCAGGCCGCTGACGGCCTCTTCACCGGCAATGGCTTTGAAATAGCCGGCGCGCTCGGCGTTGCCCATGGCGCGGGTCTTGGCGTAGAGCTCCTGCAGGATGTCGGGCAGCTGCCGCATGTTGCCCTGGGCATCCTTGGCGGATACGCCGAGGGCGTCCATTGCTTCGCGGGCCATCTTCGGCGGCGCTGACATTCGGTTCATGATGGCGCGCAGCGCGGTGCCACCCATGCCGCCCTGAATGCCGGCATCGCCCAGCTTGCCGGCCATGGCGGCCACGGTTTCGATGTCTTGGCCAAGCGCTGCAGCCACCGGTGCGGCGTACTTCATGGTTTCGCCGAGCATCTGCAGGTTGGTGTTGGAACGGGTGAAGGTGCCCACCAGCACGTCACCTACCCCGCCCATTTTGTCGGCCTGCAGGCCAAAGCCGCTGAGGATGTTTGATGCAATGTCGGCGGTTTGTGCCAGGTCGGTGTCGCCAGCCTTGGCCAGCGACAGCATGCCGGGCATGGCGGCGCGAATGGAATCAGGGTTGAAGCCGGCCATGGCCAGAAAGCCCTGCGCCCCGGCCGCTTCGCCTGCGGTGTATTGGGTGCTTGCCCCCAGCTGGCGGGCTTGCTCGCGCAGCAGCTGATAGGCCTCTGAATTGCGGTCGATCCGCGCCAGGCTCTGCACCTTGGCCATGGCGGCGTCAAACTCCAGCCCTGGTGCCATGAAGCGCGCCCCGGCGTACAGC